GGTTTCAGTATCTGCGCCCTCGCGCTTACGTTTCACGACTGAATTGACATGCACCCCAAGCAATCGGGCGCATTCGGCATCTGAGCGGGCAAGGCCAGCCGACTTCATATCGGCCAGCCCGTCAAGGTTATGGCAACCGGCACAACCGCAACAGGCATCGCCGGACTTTACAACTAAACAGCAGAGGACGCGCCCTTATAGGGAGCGAAATTGCACATGGCCCCCAAAAATAAAATAGCGTCCGATATCCCCGAGGAAAAGCGCCAGCGCGGACGCCCGAAAGGCTCGCCAAACAAGACAACGGCACTTCTCAAGGATGCTATCTTGCAGGCTGCGGATAAAGCGGGCGGCAAGGACGGGTTGGTTGGCTATCTCACATTGCAGGCCGCAGAGAACCCCGGCCCGTTTATGTCGCTGCTTGGCAAGGTGCTGCCAACGCAGATAGGCGGCGACCCGGACAATCCCGTCTTGGTCTCAATGATCGAGCGGCGCATTGTCAAAGTTAACGATTGATACCGCAGAGGTATTCCAGCCCCTTCTAGAGCCTGCACGATACAAGGGCGCATACGGCGGGCGAGGCTCTGGCAAGTCGCAGTTCTTTGCGGTTCTGGCTATCGAGGACGCATTAAGGTTTCCCGGCGAAGCTGGCGAGGGCATTAAGACAGCTTGCATCCGTGAGGTGCAGAAAAGCCTGAAGCATTCGGCAATGTCGCTGATCAAGACAAAGCTGCAACAGCACGGGCTGGGCGAGAAAGACGGATTCAAGGTCTACAGTGATGTGATCAAAACCCCCGGCGACGGCCTGATGATCTTCCAAGGCATGCAGGACCACACGGCGGAAAGCATCAAATCCCTTGAAGGCTTTCACCGAGCATGGGTTGAGGAAGCGCAGGCGCTTTCATTGTATTCCCTGACGCTGCTACGCCCGACAATACGTTGGGAGGACGCGGGCAGGGGCCTAGCATCGGAACTGCACTTCGGCTGGAACCCGCGCCGCAAGTCTGACGCAGTTGATGTTCTGTTGCGCCAGGGTGAAATGACGAAATGCAGGGTTGTTCGGGCAAACTGGTCTGATAACCCTTGGTTCCCAAGCGTGCTTGAGCAGGAACGGCTAGACGACCTCAGAGACAGGCCGGACCAATACCCGCATATCTGGGGCGGCGAATACGCAACGGCATTTAGCGGCGCATACTTCGCAGCCGCATTGCAGCAGGCCAAAGAACAAGGGCGCATCGGGCAACTAGCACCGGACCCACTTCTAAGCGTTCGCGCTTATTGGGATATCGGCGGGACGGGCGCAAAGGCAGACGCAACCGCAATCTGGCTGGTGCAGTTCGTGGGCAAGGAAGTCCGCGTTCTGGACTACTACGAGGCCCAAGGCCAACCGCTTGCCACGCACATCAACTGGCTGCGCACCAAGGGCCACGACAAGATCACATGCGTGCTGCCACACGACGGTTCAACGAACGATAAGGTTTACAACGTCAGCTATGAAACGGCGCTAGAAAGCGCTGGTTTTGAGGTTGTCGTAATCCCCAACCAAGGCAAGGGCGCAGCAACGCAGCGCGTCGAGGCGGTCAGGCGACTGTTGCCGCAGTGTTGGTTTAACGAAAAGCCAACCGAACCGGGCCGCGAGGCTTTGGCTTGGTATCACGAAAAGCGCGACGAAGCCCGCAACATTGGGCTTGGGCCGGAACACGACTGGTCAAGCCACGGTGCAGACGCATTCGGGCTGATGGCCGTCGCATATGAAGAACACAACAAGCCAGCAGTTGACGCCTCCAGCTTTATGCCGGGAGCGCATCGCGGCGGTGGATGGATGGGCGCATGAGTAAAGAAGACGACAAAATCGTCAAGCTGGCCCGCGCTCGCATGACCGAGGCCATCGACGGTGATATGGAAAACCGCAAGGAAGGCCTGGACGACCTTGAGAACCTTTCGGGCTTTGGGCAATGGCCTGAGAAAATCAGGCGTGACCGCGAAGACAAGGGCCGTCCTGTTCTGACGATCAACCGCCTGCCTCAGTTTGTGCGTCAGGTGACCGGCGATCTGCGCAAGCTGAATCCGGCTATCAAGGTGCTTGCGGCTGACAGCACAGCAACACCGGATATTGCCGAAATCTACGAGGGAATGACGCGGCACATCGAATACCGCTCAAGCGCGTCTGACGTGTATGAAGGCTCAGCAGAGAGCGCCGCCGCGTGCGGGATTGGTAACTTTCGCATTCGTGCTGACTTCGAGAACGACAACAGCTTTGATCAGGAAATACTGATTGAGCGCATCCACAATCCTTTCGCCGTATATTGGGACCCGAACGCTCGCGAAGCCACGCGCGCCGATGCTGCATATTGCTTTATCACGGACCAGATGAAGGCCGACGACTTCAAGAAGGCGTACCCCAACGCCAGTATGTCGGACGCGGATCATGACGGCACCACGGACGGGCTGGAGAACTGGCACGAGGGCGGATCTGTTGTCGTCGCGGAATACTACTGGAAGGATCAGAAGGACGTTACAATCTACCTTCTCAGCAATGGCGACGTTGTAGAAGACGCTGTTGCGCCGCAGTACATCATCAACAAGCGCAAGACCAAGAAAACCACAATCAAGTGGGCGAAGGTCAGCGGGCTTGATGTGCTGGAAGGCCCCAAGGATATACCCTGCAAGCATATCCCGGTTGTCGCGGTTATTGGCGAGGAAATGCACGTTGGTGAGCGCATCGTTCGCACCGGCGTTATTCGATACGCCAAAGACCCCCAGCGGATGTACAACTACGCGTCCAGCACGCAGACCGAAGTGATTGCCTTGCAGCCGAAGGCCCCGTTCATCGGCACAGTAAAGCAGTTCGAGGGCTTGCAGCCCATCTGGGACAACGCCAACACGTCCACGGCGGCATACCTGGCCTACAACACCGACGAGCGCGCCCCCGGCCCGCCCGAACGCTCCCAACCGCCCATTGCCTCGCAGGGTCTCTCAGCCGAGATATTCAAGGCTGCGGACGACATGAAGGCGACCACCGGCATTTACGATGCGGGCTTGGGAGGACAGTCCAACGAGAAGTCGGGCGTTGCTATTCGCCAGCGGCAGATTGAAAGCGATATCTCCACCTCAATCTACAGCGACAACCTTGCCAAGAGCATCGGCCAGTGTGGGCGCATCGTCGTGGATATGATTCCGCGCATATATGACACCGAGCGCGTGGTTCGAGTGGTTGGCGACGACGACAAGGAAAAAATGGTCACGATCAACGCAATGGGCTTTGACGACCAGATGAATATGGTTCCGGTCAACCGCCTGGACGCCGGACGCTATGACGTGCGTGTGACGGTCGGGCCAAACTACACAACCCGTCGCCAAGAGACGCAAGAGGGCATGATGGGGTTCCTGCAGGCTATCCCTGCCGCCGGGTTGGTCGCGCCCGATCTATTCGCCAAGGCTATGGACTTTCCCGACGCTGACAAGCTGGTTAAGCGGTTTAAGAAAACCCTGCCGCCGGGAACGCTCGACATGGACGAGATGGAACCCGAGGAACAGCAGGCCGCGCAGCAGGCACAGCAAGCGCAACAGGAACAGCAGCAAAAAGCCGAGCAGTTCCAAGAGATGATGCAACAGTTTGAAGCCCGGAAATTTGCCGCTGATACCAGCAAGGCCGAAGCCGAGGTTCAGAAGACAGCAGCCGAAGCCGACGAGGCGGGCAGCGATGCGCAAAAGGCGCAATACGAGGTGATGAACGAGCAACTAAACCTTGCCGCTCAGAACGGTGAACTAGCCGCGATTATCAACGCAGCAGTTCAGCAGCAACTTGCCGCCATCCTTGGCGGTCAACCGGGCGGTATGCCCTTCCAGTAAGGACAATCTAATGACCGACGATCAAACCCCGGCCCTTGAGGCTGGTGATGAAGTCGTGGCCGAAGCTGTTGAGGCGGAAGTCCAAGACGACAATGGGCAGGATAACGACCAGCCCGCCGAGGTAAAGACGGATGAGGCTAAGGCCGCTGCCGCTGACGCCGAGGAAAAGAGCAAATCAGCAGAACGTCGGGAACGGCGCAAGGCAGCGCAAGAAGCGCTTAAAACATCGGAAGCGGAAGCAAACGCAAGGGCAAAGGCTGCTCAAAAGCAGTTGGAGCAAGTGCGCGAAGCTGCCCGGTCGATGAAGAAGCCGACCCAAGACGACTATCCTGATTACGAGGAATACCAAGCAGCGCTTTATTCACACGCCAGCATGACGGCGATTGATGATCGCCAACTGCGAAAGTTGCAGGCCGAAGCAGACCAAGCACTATCGGCGGTTAAAGAGGTTCAACAGCGCAAATCCGAGGGGGATGCCCAGAATTGGGACGCCCAAATCGCGGAGGCGCGCACACGCTATCCTGACTTTGAGGCCGTGGCATTATCTGATGCCGTGCCGATCACGCAGGACATGGCGCGTTTCATTGTTGAATCCGACGTGGCGGCAGACATTGCCTATGCGATGGGAAAAGACCCCAAAATCGCAACAGCGATGCACGGCTTACCGCCTGTCGAAATGGCCCGTGCCATCGGACGCCTTGAGGCCCAACTTTCAGCCCCGCAGCGTAAAACTTCATCCGCACCCGATCCCATTAGCCCCGTTCGCGGGACTGCCGCCGCTGTCAAAGATGCTTCTAAAATCAGCATCGATGAATACAGGGCTGCACGGGAAAAGGGCTGGAAACCATAAAGGAATTGCCCAGTGGCAAACGATTTTCTGAATCCAACCAAGATTGTCAGCGAAGGCCTGATGCACTTGGAAAACAGCTTGATCATGGGGAACATGATCCACAAGGACTACTCCAACGAATACACGACCGTTGGCGACACTATCAGCATCCGCAAGCCCTCGCAGTATGAAGGCCAGTCGGACAATCTGGATATCACCAGCTACAACGAAGATATCCAGCAGGCCACCGTGCCGATCACAATGGACCGCACGGAAACCGTCGCTGTCCGCATCGGCGCAAAGGAGCGCACATTCGACTTTGACCGCTTCTCCGAAGACGTGTTGAAACCCGCGATGATCCGCTTGGCCGACCGTGTTGAGAACGACATCGCCAAGACCTACTCGAAGTTTTACCACTTCGGCGGCACTCCTGGCACACCTCCCAGCACGTTCAAAGCACTGGCTGACGTTGGCGCTATCCTGACCGATGGTTCCGTTGTCAAGCAAGGCCGCGTTGGCATCCACGGCACCCAAGCCTCCGCCGATCTGGCTGATGGTCTCAAGGGTGTATACGTCCAAGGTAAGGCCAAGACGGCCTTCGAGGAGGCCGAGATTGGGCGCTACGGCGGGTTTATCAACTACGAGTCCGTATATGCACCGACGCACACCGTTGGCGCGTGGGGCGGCACTCCTCTGGTGCAGGGCGCGGCGCAGAACGTCACCTATGCGGCATCCAAGCAAACATGGTCGCAAACCCTGAACACCGATGGCTGGACGAACTCCGTCACCGGCGTGATGAAAAAGGGCGACGTGTTCACGATTGCCGGTGTCTTTGCAGTCAACCCAGTCTCGCTGGAAAGCACAGGCCGCTTGCAGTCGTTCGTTGTTCTGGCTGACGCGGATTCCGGTGCCTCGACTGGCCCCGCCGCGCTGACCATTAGCCCCCCGATCATCACCGATGGGGCTTATCAGACGGTCACAGCAGCACCTGCCAACGACGCGCCAATCACGGTCAAGAGCGGCACCGCTGGCACGTCCTACAAGCAATCGCTGCTGATCCACCCGAAGGCGCTTACCCTTGTGACGCGTCCTCTGGATATCCCAACGGGTTCCGGCGTCAAATCCACCACCAAATCGGGAAATGCGGTCACCGTATCTTGCACCGAGTTCGTGGACGGCAAAACGCTGGCGCAGACTTTCCGCTTTGACATTCTGTTCAAGGCTGAATGTATCGACCCCCGTTTGGGCGCACGCCTGACCAACTAACCAACGGGCGGGGCTGTAATGGCCCCGCCTTTTTCTCATGATGAGGTGTTGCAATGACCACAGTCGCTGAAATCGTCACACGGGCTTTTCGCAAGGTCGGGATTGCCGCCGCTGGTGAGGCATTGCAGGCCAATGAATTGCAGGACGGCATCGACGCCCTGAATATGATGCTGCACGCGTGGAAACTGCGCAGTGTGGATATCGAGCATGTCGATTATAAGGCAACTGACGCTTTCGCGCTTGCCCCTGAATTTGAAGAGGGGACGGTTTACAACCTCGCTTCTCGGCTATCCCCAGATTATGAAGTTCCCGCGAACTTTGACGCTGACGCGTGGTGGCGATCCATCCAGAACGCATACTGCGATCCCGCATCCCTGACGCTTGAGCTGGCGTTGACGGAAATGCCGTCGGCCACACGGTATTATTTCTAATGCAATTCGAGTTTGCCGCGCCGAGTGCGCTGGACACTGACAACAGGTCAGCCAATAGCGCACGACTGCTGAACTGCTACCGCGAGCCGGTTGGCGATGGTGCGGTTTGGGTAAAATCGCTGCCCGGTATGACGACCTTTGCGTCCACAGCCAAGATATTCTGCCGCGCGATGGCCGAGATTGAGGATAAGATTTACCTCGTTCAAGGCGGCACGCTGTTCAGGATTTCCACGGCTGGCGTTGCGGTCACGCTCGGCACAGTGGTTGATAGCGAGAACACGTCGATCAGCGGCAACAACGGCAAGGTAACAGTGGTTGCTGGCGGTCTCTACTACGTGTGGGACGGCACGACGCTCTCACAGCCCACAGCGGGCGCGTTCTCAGCCTTTGGCGATGTGACATTCTACGGGCAGCTAACCATTCTGACGGAACTGGGCGGGCGGCGGGTGCAATGGTCAGCCGTGGCTGATCCGACGGACTTGGATGGCCTGGACTTTGCCACCACGGAGTCGCGTGACGACAAGAACTTGCGGGTTTTGCCGGTTGGCGCGGCGCTCTGGTTCTTCAAGGAAACATCAATCGAGCCTTGGTATCAGAACGGCACGGGCATTTCCCCCGTTCCCGGCGGGACCATTGATCGCGGCCTAAAGTCTCGCAACCTGCTGACACGCATTCCCGGCGGTGCGTTCTTCATTGCTGACGATGGTGTCGCCTATCTGGCGTCGGGGCCATTGCAGCGGGCATCTAACGCGGCGGTGGAAACCAGCATTGCGCAAGACGACGCGGTGCGGTGTTTTTATTTCGAGGACGAGGGCCACAAGTTCTGCGCCATCATATTCAGCGACCGGCCCGCATGGGTCTATGACATTGCGACGGGTGAATGGTGCGAGCGCGGGCAGGGCAACATGCTTGGCCCTTGGGATGCACGGGCCTGCGTTAAGTCGCTCGGCACGTTCTACGTCGGCACCGAGGCGGGCATTGTCGCAACGCTTGGCCGGAACAATCAGGATCTAGGCGAAGAACTGATCCGCCGCATGGTATCGCGCACCGTTTTTAATGAGGGCAAAGAGTTCAACTTGCCCAAATTGCAGGTGCAGGCGCGTGTCGGGTGGTTCGACACTGAGCCACAAATCCAAATGCGCATGTCCAAAGACTTCGGCCAGACGTGGCACGTTAATCGCCAGCAGGGCTTAGGCAAGCGCGGCGAATTCCAGACGCGCAACATCTTTCGCAGGCTCGGGCAATATGAGCAGGCCACGATGGAGCTAACGCTGAGCGATCCGGTGGATATCAACATAAACGCGGTGGTTTTCACATGACGACACCCCTTAACGAGCCGCAGCAGTTCGAGCGTTACGTCAACGAAGACGGCACGCTGACCCATGCGGGCATCATCCTGTTCAAGCAGTTCTTTGACCGCATGGTGGATAACGAAGAACGGCTGACGGCGGGCGGGCTCTAATTGCAAATCAATGTTGACGAGGCGCGGCCATATTGGGCGCACCCTTCTCAGCACGTTATGAGGTCACACCCCGACAATCTACCGGACCATCTGGAATATTGGGCAAACGGCCCTGTCTGTCTGGCGTTCCACCGCATGCCTTGGCCTGCCGTCTGGATGGTTCACTGCGGCGTCAAGCGCGACGGCCTGGGCCAGTACGTTGACCCTGCAAGGCGCATCCTACGGGCCTTCGCGGATCACACCGAGGCCGAACTAATCACAAGCTGGACGGCGCAAAGCAACCGCGCGGTTTTAGCATTCGCCAAGCGCGTCGGGTTCACCGTCGATGGCGAACTTTCCACCAAATCAAATCCGCTCGTCATGAGCAGTTGGAGGCCATAATGCCAATAGGTGCAGTTTTAGGAGTTGGCGCTTCGCTTCTTGGCGCTAGGATGCAGTCGAAATCGGCGAAGAATGCCGCCGCGTCACAAGAGCGGTCGTCGGACAGAGCCGTCGAGGCACAGCTAGAAGCCGCGATGCAGGCCCGCGAGGATCAGCGCGTGGGCGTATTAACCGCTGATGGCATCCTCCAAAGGGGCCTTGGCGAAGCTAAAACGAACCTTGAAAACGGCTTTGGCGGCGCGCGGAACTATCTAAACATCGGATATGACCAGGCGCGGGGCGAAATCGGCGCGGGTTATGACGGTGCTGTTGGTGATGTGAATAACGACTATGATACGCAGGCGGGCATCTTTCAGCCCACGATTGACCGGGGCATAGCGGCAGGCGGCGCGATTGATTACACGCTGGGCATTGGCGGGCGTCCGGCAGGATATCAGGGCTTTGACGAGTCCGAGTATTTCAATAGCCAACTGCGCAATGGCGTGCGTGCGGGTGACTTGTCGGCAGCGTCGAACGGTAGCCTGTTTTCCGGCGCGACAATGAAGGCGCAGCAGCAATTCGGCAACGACTTGGCCTATCGGTCGCAGAATGACTATCTGGGCCAGCTTGGGCAGGTAGACGCGCAGGGCCAGAACGCAGGTGTAAACCTCGCCAATGCTGCATCAAATCGGGGCAATGCACTGGCGGGACTTAACACCGGACGCGGCGCTGCGATGGGCAACCTGTCACTGGGGTACGGCAACGCGCTGTCAAGCCTGACCAGCGGTTACTACGGTGACCGGGCCAACCTGGAGACAGGCACGGCAGGGGCAAGGGCGAACGCATACGCGGGCCTTGGGTCCAACCTTTCCAACATCGCGCTCGGTGCGGGCGATGCGCGGGCGCAAGGGGCCTATCAGGTCGGCAACGCACAGGCGGCGGGTGCTATCGGTACGGGCAACGCGATCAACAGCGGCATCGGTAATGCGCTTGGGGCTTGGCAGTATAGCCAGTACGCACCACAGCAGGCCGCAAGTGGGGGCTACGCGCCTACGCAGTCATATCGCCCGCCGTCGAACCCGTTTTATTAAGGAGCCGCTGATATGGCCGGATACATCAATTACGCCAACCAAGGCGCAACCCGCAATCAGCCTGTATCGCCTGAACTGCAAACGGCTCTCAGCTTCTTGCCGGAACTTGGCGTCACGATGGAGGTGTTTTCTGGCGGGCAGGATTCGAGCGGCCCAAACCGTGTTGGGTCCACACGTCACGACCACGGCGGCGCGGCTGATGTGTTCTTTTACAAGGACGGGCGGCGCTTGGATTGGTCCAACCCTGCCGATATCCCGATATTCCAAGAGATTGTCGCACGAGGTAAGGGCAACGGCCTGACGGGCTTCGGCGCTGGTGATAACTATATGCAGCCCGGTTCTATGCACGTCGGCTTTGGCACACCTTCTGTCTGGGGTGCTGAGGGCAAAGGCGAGAACGCGCCCGACTGGCTCCGCACGGCATATGGCCAAGCACCGCAGGGTTCGGCACCGCAAGGCGGAATGCAACCCGGCGGAATGCCGCAGCCCAACCCCTACGGCAGTACAGCTAACGGCGAACAGATGCTGCCGCCCTTCGCATACGGCCAGCAGCCCTACGGACAGCCCCCACAGGGCGAAGGCAACGCGCTGGCTTACATGCCCCGCCCACAGTCGCCCAACGTCCTGAACGTGGCTGATTTCATGAATACCGGCACGCAGACCAACGCACTCTCACGGAGGTTCACCTAATGGCGGGACTTGACGCACGTATCATTCTAGCAGGCCAAGCCCCCAACGTGGTTGGATCAATGGACGCAGGTGCAATCGCAGGACAGCGGGCGCGTTCGTTCCAGCAGCAAAACGCGCTGGCGGGATACCTGCAAGAAAACGGGCCGCAGGTCATGGCGGGCAATCAGAACGCGCTGAACGGGCTATCGCAGTTCGGCATGGACGGGCTGAACGCAGCACAGGGCGTGCAGTCGAACCGCTTGGGCATGGAGAGCACACGCTTAGGCATGGACCAGACCCGGCAGAACATGGACCTGAACCGCAGCCAAGAGGCACGTCTGACGCGTCAGGAAGAGCGCCAGATTAACGAATACGCACTCAGCCTGTCGAAGGAGCGCCGCCTGCAAGAAGCCGCGCAAATCGAGCAGGCCGTCGCACAGGGCCTACAGGCACAAACGCCTGATCAGTGGGACGCCATCGTGGCGGATATCGCACCGGATCTGGTTGGCGGCTTTGAGCAGCGCGAACTGATCGCGGGCAAATATATGTCGATTGCGGACAGCATGAAGCGGGTGGATGAGCGCAACGAAGGCGACAAGCCACAATCACCGCAGGGTAAACTTGCCGCTGATCTAAACTCTGGCCTGATTACGCCGGAACAGTTCAACGCAGCAAATGAGAAAACCGGAATGCGCGTGTCGTCGGACGGTCAAGGCGGGTTTATCTTTGAGCAGGGGCCTGGGGTCACGGGTGGTTCAAATCTCGGAAAACCTACCGAGGGTCAGTTGGCCGGTGCAGGATACTTGCAGCGTATGACCGGCTCCGAAAAAATCATTCGCGACCTTTCGGGCCAAGGCATCAACGCCATTCCTCTGGCAAAGTCTATGGCGATGGATACCGGCGTAGAGGGTTATGTGCTTTCCCCAGCAGAAGCATCGCTTGCACAGGCCCAACGTGATTGGGTTCGGGCAAAGCTGCGCAAGGAATCCGGCGCAGTCATCGCTGACGAGGAAATGGCCAGCGAAATCAAGACATATTTCCCGCTGCCCGGTGAAGGCCCAGAGATTGTTAAACAGAAGCGCAACGCGCGGATGCGGGCAGAGCGTCAGATGCAAATCGGCTCTGGTGCTGCTGCGCCCATGGCGGGTGACCTGTCGGGTGATGGATTAACTCCCGTTATTGAGGTTGAAAAGTTAAGGCAGTTCGCCCCGCAGGATTTCGAGCAGTTGACTGCTGAAGACTTCGGACTTCTTCCCATTGGCCAAATGAAGCCAACGGACCTGACAACTGAACAATGGGATGCACTTGAGGCGGCTGCGGAAAGGCTCGGACTATGACGACACTCGCAGAAATCAGAGCGGCTCGGGCGGGTCAGACTAGTGCACCAAAGGGCGGGCCTGTTCTTGAGCAAATCCGCGCGGCTCGTGGCAAGACGCAATCCGCCACCCCCGACTTCGACCCGGCGCTGCACTATCCCGGCACCACAGCGGAACAGGCGGCGGCAATCCCTCCCGGCTTTGTCTATGACCCGACCACACGCCAGTATCGCGATGTGAAGGCTGATGCGGAAATCGCTGCCAAGGACCGGACCCGAGGCGATGCATTCGTTACAGGCGCGATGCAAGGCACGGGAATGAGGTTTGGCGATGAGGCACTTGGCTTAGTCGGCAACGTAGAGGGTCGCGTGCGCGGGGTTGAACCTGCGGCAATGCAGAACCTACGCAGGGAGCAGGCGCGAGCGACTATCGACCAAGATCAGCAGAACTATCCCGGCACCTCACTTGCATGCGAAATTGGTGGCGCGATTGCGCTACCCGGCGCTGCAATCACAAAGGGCGCTGGCTGGCTTAAGAATACAGCCCGTGCAATGGGCGTGGGTGCCTTGTTCGGCGGCGCAACAGCGGCGGGCAATGAAGACGGCGACATGGCTGATCGGGCAAAGGCTGTTCCCGGCGGCGCGCTCATTGGCGCAGCGGGTGGCGCGGCTGCTGTTCCTGTTGCCAAGGCGGCATCATGGGCGGCTGGAAAATTTGGCAAAGCAGCCGCGCAGATATTCCGGCGCAAGCAGTTTTTTGACGGTCAGACCCTAACGCCAGCGGGTCGCACCGCCCTAGAGCGCGCGGGCATTGATCCCGACGAGATATCCAGTGCGTTCGCAAAGGAGTTCGGGCGGGAAGCCGCAAAGCAGACTGACCCCGTAGCGGCTGCGCGGGCAACGCAAATGTCTGAATTTGGCATTCCGGCATATCGCGCAAACGTCACAGGCGAGATTGCAGACTTCGCAGCCCTAGAGCGCGCCAAGCAGGGCGGCATGGGCACAAGTAACGCGGTCAAGGTCGGTCAGGCTATGGACGTGCAAGAAGACGCCGCACGGGCCGCTGGTGAGCGTATCTCTGTAGGCTTGGGAAACGGCAAGGTTGGCGATCAGTTCGACGGTGCACTGGCGGTTCAGACCGGACTGCGCGAGGCACGCGACACCGCCCTGACCCAAGCGCGCGGCGCATATGATGACCTTGAGGCGGCAGGCGGCGGTGTTCGCGGCTCGGCAGCGGTCAATCTGGGGTCACGCATCAAAAACCAGCTTCGGGTTGGAGACGTTACAATCAATCCGCAGCGGTCGCCAAACGCAGCCGCAGCGCTTGATGATCTGGACGCGGCGTTCACTAATGCAGACCAAGGCGCGGTTCCATTTATGGATATTGAGCGCGCACGGCAGAACCTTGTTAAACTTCGGGCGGCTGCATATCGCGGCTCACTCGGGTCTGACCAGAATGCAATGGATAACGTAATCGACGCCTTTGACGCGCAGGTTGACGACATTATGACCTCTGCCATGATCGACGGCAGCGAGGAAACGCTCGGCAAGGCGCTAAAGGCCCGCAAGCTGTGGAGCGAGTATTCGCAGACATTCACAGGCAAGGACAAGGGCAGCAAGTTTATCCAAAAGATGATTGACGAGGATGCCAGCCCCGACGATGCGGCGAAGTGGCTTTTCTCGGCGGGCAAGCTGGGTTCGGGGCAGTTCAATTCATCGCTGGCAAAGTCTGTCAAGGAAACGCTTGGCGCAGACAGCGAGGCATGGCAGTCCGTGCGGCAAGGGGCGTTCCGGCAGCTAATCCAGAAGGCCGAGGGCACAAAGCAACCCGGCGTGCAAAAGATGAACACGAATATCTCAGAGTTTTTCAACGGCCCAACAACACGGGCGCTTTCGGCGCAACTGTTTAGCCGTGAAGAACGCGCGCTGATGCTCAGATATGCAGCAGCATTGCGCCAAATGACCCCGCCGGAGGGTGCTATCAACCGCTCTGGCACGGCCTACGAATTGTCACGCATGGGCCAGCAGGCGGCGAAGGGTCTTGCGGCTTCACTCGGGTTTGCATCCGGTGGACCAGGTGGCGCTGTAATCGCTGCGGGTGGCGCTGATGCGCTTTCCAGCCTGTCAGGGAGTGCGGCTACACGTACCATGTTGAGGCCATCCGCCAATGTGGCCCGTCCGGCGGCGAGTTCCGCGCCCGCTGCATTCGTTCCGCCAGGGTTCGAAGCTTACGATTTCACCACTGGATTGTTCCAAGGCCAGCAAGGATCAGGCCCCCGCCAGTAACGGCAATGAAGATGCCGAGGGACATAACCATTCCCCAGTCTTGTTCCTTGATCTTCTGAAACCAAAATCTCGTCAGGGTCATAATTATAGCGGCGATCAATATGCCGCTTGCAACCTGTAACGCTAGATTTTCCATCCCCCTAAAATAATACCCATTTGAGGTTTTGCAATATGGCTGATCAGCTTATCGCAGGCATTCCGCCTGTCCTAGACGAAAACGGCGACCCTGTAGCGGGGGGCAGCGTCACGTTTTACGAGACGGGCACGACAACGCTTGTCGATATCTGGTCCGACGTGGCCGGTGTAACACCGCTTGCCAATCCGCTGTCATTAGACGCGGCGGGTCGTCCGGTGCAGATATTCTACACGGGCAGCATCGCGGTTAAGGAAATCATCAAGGACGCGGCGGGGGTGACGCTCTACACCATCGACCCCAGCCCGCGCTTTTCAGTCACGGCGGCGGCGGCGGGTGGCGTGACCTACGCCCCAATTGCAAAAAACCCCAACACCGACGTTCAGGCTGCAATTGACTTTGTGTCCAACCAAGCGGCGCAACTGCCGTCGGCAACCGGAAACGCAGGCAAGGCGCTGCATTCCAGCGGCGACGGAACATCGCTGCTCTACGCGCAGTCGTCATACGTTGCGACCTACGGCGGCACCGCTGATGCTATCACCCTAACAACCGGGTTAGGCCTTGCATCTGCGCCCGAGGGTGTAGCTTTTAGCTTCATTCCAACAGCCGCAAACACCGGCGCGGCAACTGTCACTATTGACGGCACAAGTTATGGCGCAAAAACAATTACAGGCGCTGCCCTGCCTGCCGGGTACATCGTCGCTAACAAGCGCGCTACGTGCTGGCGAATCGGCGCGGATATCATAGTGGGACAGCAGCGCCGCAACACTATCACGACTTCCAATAGCACGCTATTTAACACAGCCTTTGAAAACGGAGCAATCTCAGTATCTCCAACGAGTGCAGCCTACACAGGTTTTTTCGAAGGCACG